TAAAACAGTGATTGATGATTCTATTAATTGTGGTGTGGCTTGTGCTGATTACTTATTGATTTTTAGAAAACACGGAAAAAATGAAGTACCTATATCCCATCCAACAGGGTTAGATTGTTATCATGGTGAACGACAAATTCCAAGTGAGTTAGCTATGTTCAAAAATTATAAAGGCAAGCAGACTAAAAATAGATATTCACATTGGATATGGCGTCAGTATGCTAGTTCATTTTGGGATGATATCAGAATAAAAAATGTATTACCATATAAAGAGGGACGTGATGACGACGATGAAAAGCATGTTCACCCTTTACAACTGGATGTGATAAATCGTATAATTGCACTTCGAACAAATCCTAACGAGGTGGTTTTCACTCCATTCATGGGAGTGGGTTCAGAGGTTTATGCAGCATTAAAAAATAATAGAAGGGCCATTGGTATCGAATTGAAACCATCTTATTACAAACAAACATTAAAAAATATTAGATACATAAAGGAACAAAAGAAATTATGAAGAATGATAATTTGGAATTATACAAAAGGCATAGGCCTAAAAAATTCAAAGATGTGATAGGGCAATCATCGGCTCTAAAATCCCTAGCATCTATGATTGAAAAAGGCAAAACACCCCATGCCATTATGTTAACCGGGCCGAGTGGCTGTGGTAAAACAACTTTGGCGAGGATAATAGCCAATAAGTTGAAATGCAACAAACATGACCTGAAAGAAATTAACTCCGCTAATTTCAGGGGTATTGATACTGTTAGGGAAATACAAAGACAAGTAGGCTTAGCTCCTATACATGGAAAATGCCGCGTGTGGATCATAGATGAAGCCCACAAAATGACTCCGGATTCGCAGAACGCCATTTTGAAATTGCTGGAAGATACACCCTCCCACGTTTACTTTTTCTTATGCACTACTGAGCCACAAAAGCTATTGAAAACAATACACACAAGATGCTCAGAAGTTGCTGTCAAAAGTTTAAACGATGGTGATATGAAAAAGTTACTATCAAACGTATTGGCAAAAGAAGAAAAGAAATTACCGAAAAAAGTAATTGAAAAGATAATAGATAATAGTGAAGGTTCGCCCCGCAAAGCCCTTGTTTTCTTGCATCAAGTAATCGACATAGGGCCAGATGAAAATGATATGATGGAAGTAATTCAGCCACCTTCACTAAAAGTTGATTCAATTGCAATAGCAAGGGCATTATTAAAACTATCATGCTCTAGTAAATGGGGTGAAATGGTAGCAGTATTAAAAGCATGTGATTTAAAACAGGCCGAAAGCATTAGACGATTGGTGTTAGCGTACACACAATCGGTTATGCTGAGTGGAAATAAAGGATTGGCTGATAAGGGCTTTGTTATCTTAAATGCCTTTAGAGAGCATTTTTACGATTGTGGTGCTGCTGGTTTAATCATTGCCTGTTATGAAGTAGTAGTTGGTGAATAAAAATTATTTTATTTTGTTTAACAAAAACGGCAAGAAAAACCGATAATATAGTAGTGAGATAAAAAAATGATAAATAAGAAAATAAATACTCAGTTATAATGTGTTACCCATACAGGATGTTAGTTTTTACTAAAAAGGAAATAAAATACTCCATAACAAAGTGTTACCCAAAAGAGTGTTTAGTTTTACCAGAAAGGAAATAAAATACTCAGAATAAAAGTGATACCCAGTATTTTTCTTAGTTTTTACTATTTTAAGAAAGGAAATCAAAAATGATCACAACTACCAACAAAGAAGCAGAAAAACAGACAATTGAATGGGCAAAAGAAATAGTAGCCCATCACACCAAATTAGAAGATCAGAAAAACCAATTGTGTAAATTGGTCTTTGGCAACAAACAACTAATAAAAGAAATTACTAAACAAGCGGTGACAGATTATTGTTTGAATTATATCTACAAGGCAAGACATGCAGTAGTAACAAAAACTCATGAGGCTTGTAAAAGTAAATACGCCCAAATCAAAATGAATAACGGTATTCGAAGCCAAGCAATAACACAAAGTATTCTAAACACATACCCTTGCGGCGATAAGGTTATTGGTGATTGTACTTTTGCAGAAGTCAAAGCACAAATGGAATTACACAAAGCAAATGCGATAGGCAACCAGATAAAAGCACATATACTAGGGGCTATTGCAAAACTAGGAAAGCCGACTGAAATTGTACGTAAGAAAGTAAGTGAAAAACAAATACAAAAAATCATAGGTACAAAAGGAAAGAAAGCAGGATAAAAAATAAATACTCACTCCGCACGTGTTACCCATGCGATGAATTAGTTTTTACTAAAAATGAAATAAAATAAAATACTCACATAAAATATGCTACCCATTGAGTTTTTACTAAAATGAAATAATACTCAGAATGTTGTTGTTGCCCACAAATGATATTAGTTTTTTTTAATCAAGGAGCAAAAAATGAAAAACGAAACCCCAGTATCGAAACTGAAAGAGAGTCAAAGAGAACGAGCATCAATTATAAAAATAACTAATGCTCAGAAAAGCCAGATAATCGCATACATTGCCAGACACCTTTGTTATGGTACTGAATTGCCTGAAACCAAAAGAAAAGCGGTATGGGAATTTGCTGAAAAGATGTACAGTTCAATCGCAAAAGACAAGAAATTAGAAAAGTACAGTACAGCCGTCGCAGAAATATGCAAAATCCCGATACAAGATGTTATAGATATTTGCAAAGTACCGGTACTCGCAGTAGAAACTTCTATAACAATGTTGAAAGATCAGCGTACAGATATAGAAAAAACGATGGTATCATTTGCTAAATTGTTGCCTGTATATGATTGGTGGATTTCTATGAGAGGTAGAGGTGCTATGGGCTTGGCAATCATAATAGGCGAATCTGGTGACCTGTCGAACTACAGCACCCCCGCTAAGCTATGGAAGCGTTTCGGCTTGGCTGTTATCGATGGTGTGCGACAAGGCGGCTTACCTAAAGGCTCAGCAGCCGAGGCGTGGATATCTCACGGCTATTGTAAACGGCGAAGATCGGTACTTTGGACTATAGGTGATAGTTTGATGAAAACTAACGGCAAAGACGGATTTTATAAACTATTGTATAACGAAACAAAAATAAAAGAAGCAGCCAAACTATTAGAAAAATGGATAGCCGATGGAAAAGAAAAAGAGACATTCAAACCATTACATTCACACAGGCGGGCACAACGCAATATGGAAAAAAGATTGTTACGTCATTTATGGAATAAGTGGAATGGAATTGAAGATACTGATTTTGTAAATATGAAGGAGGCAGGATAAAAAATAAAATACTCTTATGGGTCTTGTTACCCATACGAGGAATTAGTTTTTACTAAAAGAAAACAATACCCCATGACAAAATGTTACCCAAAAGAGTGTTTAGTTTATTTTATTTTGTTTAACAAAACCAAAGAGAAAAACCGATAATAATATAGTGAGAAAATAATACTCAACTTCTATTTGTTATCCAATAGAAAGATTAGTTTTTACTAAAAAGGAAATATTTTACTATGAAAAAAAGCAAACAAGAATTCGATTTTTTTAACATTGACCAAAATACATTAGATACTGAATGGGTAGCACAACCAAAAGTATTTTATGAGTACGCTATTAAGTTAGCCGATGCACGAAGAGATTTAGAACAAAGTAAGGCGGCATTAGATGTTGTGAGGGCTGAATTGGATTCAAAAATAAGAATAAATCCAGATAGTTTTGGCGTGTTAAAAGTGACAGAAACAGTAATTTCTAATACAATAATTACACAAACAGGATACCAAGACTCATTAGATGATATGCTCACAGCTAAACATAACGTAGATATACTACAGGCGGCGGTTAATGCACTGGACCACCGCAAGAGTGCCCTTGAAAGGCTTGTGAGTTTACACGGGCAAAACTATTTTTCAACTCCCAAGGCACCAGACGAGGCCGGAAAGGAAATAGCACATGACATAGAGAAAAAAAGTGTAAGAGGCAAACGACGACGCAGGAGACCCGAATAAAATGAAATTATATTGGATTATTACAGTTAGTTTATTGGTGTGTATAATATTGCCGGTGTTGGCTTTTTTATGTGCCAAATTTGGAGCATGTGGATACTTCAAAGCCAAACGACTGGACAAGAAAATGAACAAGGAGTAAATTTAGATGGCAAAGCGTAAAAAGAAGACAACAAAGAAACGGGCATCCGCTGCAAGTGCTGCAAGGCGTAGGGCGGAAAGTCATAAGGGTGTGTTTGATCGCACTACTATTGATTTGCCTGATGGTGTCAATATGTATAGTATTGAAGATGCCAAAAAGCCAAAGCGTTTAGATATACTAGCGTACCCAGTAGGCGAAGGCAATCCATATGCCGATGTAGGTGAAATGCACTATGAACGAACGTATTATGTTCATAAAGGCATTGGCCCGGACAATAAAAGTTATGTATGCCCGGCCAAGACTGCTGGCTTGAAATGCCCCATTTGTGAATACCGAGCCAAGCTCGCAAACGATGACGATGCCGATGAAGAAACAGTAAAGGCATTGGGACCAAAAGAGCGTCAGTTATTTAATGTGATTGATACCAAAGACAGGGAAAAAGGTGTCCAAATTTTTGAAATATCCTACCACCTTTTCGGTAAGAAGTTGGACGCTCAAATTAAAGATGCCGACGAAGATGATGGCTATGAAAGTTTTGCCGATGTTGATGGTGGCTTGACTTTGAAAATTGGTTTCACTGAAGAGCATTTTGGCAAAGCCAATTACTTTGAATGTTCTACCATCAATTTCAAACAGCGTACAGAAGAATACGTTGATGACATCATTGACGAATTGCATTGCTTAGACGATATAATCAAAATCTTATCGTATGATGAATTGAAGGCAATTTTATTGCAGATCGAAGATGATGATGAGCCGGAACCGACCAAGAAAAAGAAGACTAAGAAAACGGCTAAAAAGAAAACCAAGAAAAAAGAAGCAGAGCCGGAAGATGATGATGATTTTGAAGATGACGAAGATAACGATGATGATGATTTAGAAGATAACGATGATGATGATGATGATTTAGAAGATGACGATGACGATGATATGACTACTGAAGAAGAGCCAGACGATGACGATGACGATGACGATGACGATGACGATGACGATGACGATGACGATGACGATTGGGATGATGATGATGAAGAAGAAGATGAGCCCAAACCATCTAAGAAAAAGGCTAAAAAGAAAGCCACTAAAAAGAAGACGGCCAAGCGTAAGAAGAAGTAATTTTATATAGCCTTGATTGGGATGGCATGGTGGCAATTACTTCTAACCCTCTATCGGATAAGCCCACCATGCCATCCTTTTATAATAAAAAGATAAAATGAAAACGGATAAAATAAAAAAAGCGTTGACAAAAAAGACAACAAAAAGGGGTATTAAAAACAGTGACTATCTCAGCACTGGCAGTACCTTATTAAACCTCGCCTGCTCAGGTAAAACAATCGGTGGTTTCGTAAAAGGTAAGTATTATTTCTTTGTCGGTGATTCTGCTAGTGGCAAAACATTTCTATCATTGACTTGTTTAGCAGAAGCATCCATCAATAAAAACTTTGATGATTATCGTTTCATTTACGACAACGGCGAAGATGGTGCGTTGATGGATATGGAAAAGTTTTTTGGTAGTGATATGGCAAAAAGATTAGAACCGCCGGAAAGGGCATTTGCTCAATCCGGCCATGAGGCTGCTGTTTATTCAACTACCATAGAAGAATTTTATTATCATATTGACGATGCAATCAAAAGCAAAAAATCATTTATTTATATACTAGATTCGATGGACAGTTTATCAAGTGAGGCCGAGCATTCAAAATTTGAAGAAACCAAAAAAGCACATAAGACTGGAAAACAAACCACTGGAAGTTATGGTGATGGGAAAGCAAAGAAAAATTCATCAGGTATAAGACAGTTACTTGAACCATTAAGAAAATCAGGATCCATTTTGATTATCATTAACCAGACAAGAGATAATTTAGGTTTTGGCTTTGAAAAGAAAATACGTTCAGGTGGTAGAGCGTTAAAATTTTATGCCTGTTTGGAAATATGGAGTTCAATTAAAAGCAAAGTCATTAAAACTATCAAAGGCAAAAAGCGACAGTTAGGTATAAATTGTTTAGTACAAGTGAAGAAAAATAGACTTACAGGACAAGAAAGAAAAGTGATGATGCCCATCCATCATTCACACGGCATTGATGATATTGGTAGTTGTGTTGATTATTTAATAGAAGAAAGGCATTGGCAACAAAAAGGCAAAAAAATAAATGCTGTGGAATTAGAATTGAAAAGCACAAGAGAAAAGATAATTAAACATATTGAAAAAGAAGGCTTGGAAAAAGATTTACGAATGATTGTTGGTGATGTGTGGCAGGAAATAGAAATTGCATGTGCTGTAAAAAGGAAAAATAGATATGAATAGAGTCTGGTTAATTTTGGATTGTAATTATTTGTGTCACCGGGCAAAACACGCTATGGGCAATTTAGAATTCAATGGCAATGCAACCGGCGTCATTTACGGATTTCTACATGACATAATAAACCTCCAAGAAATGTATGATACCAAATACACAATTTTCACTTGGGATTATGGTAAAGGATTACGACAAAACATAAACCCTGAATACAAAGCTAAACGAAGAGAAAAAGAATATACCGATGATGAATTAAAATTCGAACAAGATTTTAGAGAACAAATGGAATTGCTTAGAACTGAATATTTGAAAGAGATAGGATTCAGAAATATATTTTTCCAAAAAGGATATGAAGCCGATGATGTTATAGCTTCCATTTGTCATAACTTACCCGATGGAGATACCGGTGTTATTATTTCAGCAGACCACGACCTATATCAATTATTGACTGTTTCCGTGTCAATGTATGCCCCTCAACTTAATAAAAGAATGACCAAGAGTAAATTTATCAAAGAATTTGGTATCTCCCCTTGTCAATGGGCACAAATCAAAGCATTGGCCGGTTGTTCGTCTGACAATGTTATTGGGATTAAAGGGGTGGGTGAAAAAACAGCAATCAAATATATGCTGAAAACATTAAACCCAAAAACAGTAGCACATAAGAAAATACAAAAACAAAAAGAAGCAACAATAAAAAGAAATTTACCTCTTGTAGAATTGCCATTTAAAGGAACAAAAACATTCAAATTAAAAAAGGATGTAATATCAAAAGACGGTTGGAAATCAGTATGTGAAAAACTAGGATTTGACTCAATAAAAGATATTGATTTAAGACGTAGGAGAAAACGGAAATGAAAGATTTCTTTTTATTATGGTTTTTAACTGGTGTATTGAGTTATCAAGTAAGTCTTTTATTGGATTGGTACATCCTTAAATTAAAAAATTCATGGAATGTTCGCTTCTGTATTGCTGCAATGTTACTTGGCCCAATCAGTGCGGGATGGGTACTGAAATGTATTGCCCAGCAAATACTTTATAGATGCACACATAAAAATAAACGGAGAAATAAAAATGGCTAAGGGCAGTTCTTTTGAACGTGGTATTTGCAAACTACTATCCGAGTGGTGGACATACAATAAACGCCAAGATGTGTTCTGGCGTACCGCTGGTAGTGGAGCAATGGCCACTACACGCAATAAAACAAACCAAAGAGCATTTGGCCAATACGGAGACATACAAGCCACAGACCCCATAGGACAGCCATTGATAGATTTATGCTCAATCGAATTGAAACGGGGTTATTCTAAATTCACCTTTGCCGATTTATTAGATAAAATGCCCACGGCAAAAGAACAGATGTATGAATTGTTTTTTGAACAAGCGTATGATGATAGCATAAAAGCCGACGTTCGGTATTGGATGTTAATTGCTAAACGGGATAGACGTGAAGCATTAGTTTATATTCCTATAGAGTTTTTCAAAGCATTGAAAGCTAAAGATTGTAATCTCACAAAATGTTCGTCTTATGCTGTAATAAAAAGTGGGGCAATAAAAGTTTTTGTAATTCCATTGCATGGATTTTTATACCATGTAAAACCAAACGATATCAAAACTGTATTAGATTTAAAGTGGGCTCCTCAAACAATAAAACCAAAAAAGACTAGTAAAAAACCAAGCGATTATGAAACAGCCCAAATATTCAAGTGCGTAAATTGTGAAGAAGATGCGGTTTCACTTTGTGGTACTGGTTGGCAATGTGGTGAATGTGGCACATACTACAGGAATTCAGAATTAGGATTATAGAAAAAGAGAATCATGAGTAAAAGAAATTGCCCAATACAAAAATGCGAGTGCGGTCATACGGATTTTGTCTTTCACTATTCCCGAAAAGGTCGGAATCATTGGCACTGTAGGAAATGCAGAAAGGAATACGATCATCCAGTAGAAATAGATAATAAATGGCAATCAGAAGCGGCATTTCAATTAGGGATGTATGAAAAATAATGAAAAAATCAGAAGCAATAAAATTATATGAATTGATTGAAAAGTGGACTAGGGCGGAAATAATGGCACGTTTTGGTGAATATTCTGGTCTTGGTTTTGCTGATTATTACCAATTAAAATTAGATTTTGAAAATGAAATACGCAGATTGGTATTTAAAACCGATAATATAGTAGAGCTCGGAGAAAAATGGAAATTATTAGAAACTGAAAGACAAAAAATACGAAAGAAGAAAAGGAAAAAATTATGAGAGACAAACTGATTATAATGATGGTTGTAGCTATTATCTTCAACACCGTAATCAATTTAATCCAAGACATCAAGATTAACAAAATAAGAACAGAACAGAAAATGGTTTTGAAAGAAAAACTGAGTACCCAGTTACTTCAATTAGAAATCAAAAATGCCCTTGATAATACTACTTATGCCGTCGAACCAACTGGACCAACTTACGAAGAAAAAACTTTCTTTGTGACTGCATACTGCCCTTGCGAGAAATGTTGTGGAAACTTCGCCGATGGTATCACATCAAACGGACATAAAATAATTGATGGTGATAGGTTTGTTGCTGCCCCTAAATCTTTTGCCTTTGGTACTATAATGGATATACCGGGTTATGGTACTGTAGCAGTAAAAGACAGAGGCGGGGCAATCAAAGGGAATAAATTAGATGTCTTTTTTAACACACATCAAGAAGCGTTAAATTGGGGTGTTAAGAGACTAACCGTAACAGTGTTTTACAATTAGAAATATATTATGCTTACTTTCTTTGAATTTTGCCAGAGGTTTAATAAACCAGACCAATTGAGAACCGACACCCTAACTTTTACGATTAGTGAATTAAGAGAAATAAAACGTGATATAGAAGAAATAAAACGTGATATAGAAGAAATTAACTGTGAGCATTCGGATGAGTTAGAAGATGATTGAAAAACTACAAATTAAAAACTTTCAAAGGCACTCAAAATTAGATATTGATTTCGATGAGTGCGTCACGACCATCGTTGGGCCGAGTGACCGGGGAAAAAGTTCTGTCATTCGTGCCTTGCGGTGGATTATACAAAACAAACCTGCCGGGGCTGATTTTATAAAAGAGAATACGGAACAAGCAGCCGCCCGTATTTTTATTGATGGCCATATTGTTGCAAGAATCAAGGGCAAAAAGAATTCATATAAACTTGATAAGAATAAACCATTGTATGCCTTTGGAACAAATGTCCCTGAAAATATAGCATCTTTATTAAACATATCGGACATAAATTTCCAGCAACAACACGACAAGCCTTTTTGGTTTTCAGAAACATCCGGGGAAGTTAGCAGGCAATTAAATAAAATAATCAATTTGGAAGTAATTGATTCCACCCTATCAAAACTCGACAGTATGAAAAGAGATAGCAAACAAAAAACTATCATCATACAAAAGAGAATAACCAATTATAAAGAACAGGCAAAAGGGCTACTTAAATACAAAGAAATAGATGTTAAACTAGGTAAATTAGAAGCCCAACAAATCAAACTCAACAAAATCACACAGAACGCCGCTCTACTGGCCGATATGATAAAAAAGGCCCAAAGGTACTCAGCCACAAAGAAACGCTGTCAGGGGCTTGTTTTCGTAGGAAAAACAGCAGTTAAAGCGGGTGACAGCTACCTAGATATACAATCAAGGCTAAATACCCTTAAATACCTAATATCTGAGGGGCAAAAACAGCATGACATTATTGCAAATAAACCACCATCAATAAAATATTTACAAAAACTCAAAGAAAAAACCGATAATATAGGTAGCAAGGTAAAACGATTAGAGGAATTATTGACGATTGTGGTTAAACACAAAGACAGGAAAAATAAAGCGTTGGCAGTAATATCAGAAAAAACACAAGAAATTAAAAAAGTGATAGGAAAAAGGTGCCCATTATGTCAAAGCCCAATCCAAAACCAATAGCATTATTTGTGGCAGATATTCACTTATCATTACGACCTCCAGTATGGCGTTCAAATGAACCCAATTGGCTTGAAGCTATGAAAAGACCTTTGGAAGAATTACAAGAACTTAGAAGGAAATTTGAGGTGCCCATTATTTATGCTGGTGATATATTTGACAAGTGGTATGGTGCCCACCAAAGTGCAGAGCTTGTAAATTTTGCTATTAAAAATCTACCGATTGGTTATGCCATACCGGGCCAACATGATATGCCTAATCATAACATAGATGAAATTCACCGGAGTGCATACCATACTTTAGAAATGGCAGAAATAATTATGATTGTAGGGGAAGAAGGTTTAATTTTACCTAATTCGCTTATCAGTGTTTTTGGATTTCCTTTTGGAACCACTATAGAAAAAGTGAGTGTGGAACAAAAGGCTTGTAAACTTGAGGATGATATTTATATTGCCGTTGCCCATGAATATGTTTGGATAAAAAATAGAAGTTATCAAGGGGCACCAGACGAAAATAAAATAACAAATGCCCGGCAAAATTTAGATGGATATGATATCGCCGTTTTTGGTGATAACCATATCGGGTTTCAAACAAAGATACGCGATACAACTATATGGAATTGCGGTGGGTTCATGCGTAGGAAATCCGATGAGGTTGATTACAAACCACGCATCGGAATTTTATATGATGATAAAACAGTCAAGCCCCATTATTTAGATACTAGTAAAGATATATGTTTAGCAACTATTGATATAAGTAAAGAAGAACACGACCTTGATTTTACTCAACTAATCAAAGAATTAGAAACATTGGGTGATTGTGGTTTAGATTTCAAAGAAGCCATGAAACAATATATTGCATCAAAAAATGTTAGTAAACCAGTGGCAACTATTCTATATGAGGCTATGGGCATATGATATTAAATAAACAAACGAAGTTATGTATGAAATTGATTGTAGAGAAAGTGAAGGCAGAATGTGCCTGTTGGGCGTATGTAATAAAAGCAGCAGCAAGACAAAATAAGATAATAAAAATAAAAAAACAAATTGAAAAACTATTGAAGGAAAAAGAAAATGGCAACAGCAGTAGAACAATACACAAAACTAAAGAAGGAAGTTGATACAGCAACTGAGCAAGTAGCAAAGGCCGAAGGTGCTTTAGAACAAATTGCTGCTTCTCTTAAAAAAGAATTTGCTTGTGAAACCTTAAAACAAGCAAAAGAAAAATTGAAACAATTACAAAAAGAAGAGAAGGATAGTTTAGAAAAGTTTGAAGATGACATAGAAAAGTTTGAAGATGAATGGGAAGATGACGACGATGCAGATTGAAATAATACGAAAAAAAGTAAATGAAAAACTATCTGATTTGAAATCCCTTCAAACAATGATTGAAACTGAAGAGGGTGATTTAGCAATAGAAACACAACACTCTAAAGATATTGAAATATCTCAAACTATAGCCCAAAACGTATCACAAATCATACAACAAAAAGCCCACCACCAAATTGCCGGGGTAGTGTCAACTTGTTTAGAATTGGTATTTGGTAAAGGTGTTGGCTTTAAGATAAACTTTGAACGCAAACGAAATAGAACTGAAGCAGTATTAACAATCATAAAAGGTAAGAGGGAAGAGACAGACCCACTCAATCAGGATAGCGGTGGCGTTGCCGAAGTTGCCGCTTTCGCTTTGCGTCTTGCTTGTATTTGTTTATCAAAACCACACGCCCGAAAAGTTATGTTATTAGATGAACCTTTCAAAAGTGTCCACTCTTTAGCCTATCGAGAAAATGTTAGTGATATGTTATTGCAATTATCAAAAGATTTTGGAGTGCAGATGATAATGGTGACTGGTGTGCAAGAATATAAAATTGGGAAGGTTGTGGAGTTATGACGCCTAAAGAAATAAGTAATATGGAACAAGCCTCTGCTGATATACGCACTCATTTTATCCCACTATTAAAATCATTTTATGATGGTTGTATTGGAGAAGGATTTGATAAAGACCAAGCCCTGACTTTAACGGTTGGATATATGAAAATGATATTTGAATCGACGGGTGGGAAAAAGGAAGAATAAATGACGATAGAAACAATATATGAAATAGGTTGTGATCAATGTGGACAAGGGCATCATTATAGTACTAGCATAAAATACTCAGAAAAATGCTTTCGTAAAAGTGGGGGTATTGTAACTAGTGATGGAAAACATTTCTGCGATAAAGAATGTTATAAAAAATACAAGCAATCAGAAAGAAATAGGAAGGCATCCAAATTTTAGAGCGGCAGTTCACTTTTGGAAAGGATTTGGGTGCCTCCCGTTAATCTTAATCTTCAAAAAATTCACGGTAACAGTGAATGAATTCTAGTGAACGTTGATCGGACAAATACAATTTTATATTGTCTGGATTTTCTTTTAATCTTTCCAAAATATTCTGACAGAAAAAATGCCCTTCCATTTCCTCTTTACAATCTTGTATGATACTTGCCCACGACCGTTTTTGTATATGTAAAACGGAAGCCGGTCCATAAACAACACTATCAGGATTTAAAGCCTCAAAATAATAAGCCCCCCAAATATCGCACATCCTACCTGTATATGGAATTGAAATTAAATCCTTTAATGCTTTCCTAGCTACAAAAGTATTTTGCATATTGAAAGGGCAGAACATCGAATTTGAACTGAACTTATTTTTGTATGGGTCATTGAAAACTATATTGGAATTTGGGTACACCATCCTATTGAAAGCATCGGTGTCCGGGTCACCATCCCATAAATCAGCTTGTACTAAAATTTTCTTTTTCAAAGTCTTAATTTCATATGCTTCGTAATGACATTTTCTCAAACTAACTTTATGAATTGGAAAACCCCGATGCCATAAATGAGAATGAGAAGTAACTGATAACGGATCAAATACTAAATTATTTGTCTGGTATTCTTTCACCTCTACCGATTTATCAAAGACGACATTTTGGCCCCAATCTTTATATGGTATATTATCGTCATCAACCATAGCGACAATATCCGCACCTTGTTGATAGGCATATAAAAATCCCAAATTCCTTCTGTCCACGTTATTCCAACCTAAAATAGAAGATAGCTTTGGATATAGGGCTTCTTGTTCTTTACAAGACATAAAATGCCCGTTTTTTAATTGATAAGGCGTAGGTGTCTTCTTGTCACCAACAACAACTAAATTCCAATCTTTCATTTCATCGAATTTGGATATGGCTATTGTTTTTAAATTAACACTTGTGACTACAATATACTTTTTCATAAAAAATTTAATCTCCTATCATTTAATATATCTTCGGCTGTTTCGTGGTGACGAAAAAATTTACAATCCACTTTTTTGCAATCGTCTTTATCTATAGCTTTTATTTTTTCAATGTGATTTTCATTCATCCAAAATTCTTTGATGGTGGTTTCTATCATATTACCAATACAATGATTTTTTCTATAATAATAATAACAACATAGGTAAACATCACCATTATAATCAACCACTGTATGTAAAGGATTGAGCCAACATTGTGGAATTTCTTTTTGGTATGGGATAACCCAAGACCTAACAAATCCGGGATTCTCATCTTGTGAAGCAATAAATAATTTGACTCTTTCAGATTCTTTTTCCTCAGCAGTTAATTCTTCTGGTTTATGACGTAAAGACTTAAATTGAACCGCATCCACGCCAAACCGCTTACCCAATATTATAGCATTACGATAATGATCAAACCCGGACAAACGTTTGCTCACAGAAAACTTTAACGATATTTCACATTTGGACTTCAATTGTTTTCTTCGACTAATCAACAAGGACAGATTGGCTAATACTTTATGCCAATGAGAAGGGTTCACCCTTTTATAATCGCAGTACGTCGCCATGTCGCTTGCTTCTAATGATATTCGTATATACGTTGCTGTTGTTAATATTTGATTGATCTGGCTGTCTGTAAGCAACGTTCCATTTGTAATCAAACCATAATCACATTCATTATGATTTATATACTTCCACAACTCTTCAATATACGGTAAAGAAAGGGGCTCACCACCACCAGCAAAATCAAAACCACGTACACCCAATTTTAGTAATTGATGAACAATACTAAAATGATCGACTTTAGACATTATAGATGAATCTAATACATCTTGATAAGCACATCCTCTACAATGTTGATTACATCTATTGGAAGTATGAAGGTCGGCAAATCTAGGAAAAACCTTTTCGCCAGCTTTCAATTTTAAAATGGATTCATAATGACTTAAAATATTAGGATGAGACATGATTAAATTTGGTTTCCTTTCTACCACAACCTAAAAGTTCATTTATTTTATTAACTATACCTATTCTTTTTTTATTAAAATCTCTTATTTGTAAAGCTCGTGAACCTACTTCCGCTTTTCCCAAATCACCTTCTTTACCTTTCCTTATATCTGATTCTAAATTCCATATATCGGTATTTACCATCTGTAATTCGCATAATAAAAACAATAACTCAGCAGGTAGATTGTTATTATTAATGATGCCTTTGTACTCTTGCAAGCGATCCAAATAATTCTTATTATCAAAATGTGACTTTCTCAATACAATAGTAAATCTATCGAAAAATTCGCCTGGTGATAACAATTCTGTTTTAAATTTTTGTTCCATATCATCTCCACATAGTAGGTAAGGGTACTTTACCTGAAACATATTTAGTATATAATCTTTGATTATGTTCTTTAGCCCTATTCCAACCTTCATCAAATTGTGTATCTGTTTTATGTTTTAAATGAATTCCTATAAAAGCATTCGTCGTTTCAAACCGATGTAAAGTTAATGTCTTTTGTATGTAATTAAAATAATGATCTGTACACCATCCATTCACAACAAAATTAGGGGTGATATTTGCTTGTTCTATAAATAAATCTTTTGACCAGAAAAATATATCAATTCCACAATACGGATGAATTACTACATCACTTATATGCTGATAGATAATTTCAAGTTCTTTTTTACTATTTTTTGAAATTAAAAATGATTTTGGCATCTCTAAATCCCACCGTCTGCCCCAACCAGCACATGACTTGTATTTCTCTTGTATATCCGCAAAAACCTGTAAATCAGGAGATACAACAACAATATCGGAATTCATCCAAACAACTATATCTATGTCATCATGTAAAATATCAACTACCTTATTAAATGCGTCATCTAACATAATAGCACTATGGTCTATTGAGAGTGTTTTATTCGAATACTGCACATCTTGGATATTAGTAAATCCATATTTATCGCACTCATCAACGACACCTTGTTCATTTCCTAAAATAATAACCTGTTCAAAAGGTAACAAAGACCAACTATAAAAAGAAGCCTCTTGTATTTTTTTCTTTTCCCCAATAAACGGAGCACATGATGATATTAAACATACTTTATTCATTAACTAACCACCCTTACAATTGGTATGGGATTTTCTAATAGTAATTTTTTTGGATTACTCCTTTTATGTTTTTGAGTAAAATACCGTCTATCCTCTTCAAGTGTAGAATAACCCATTCTATAAACAACATCCCTCTCTTCAAGTGGTGTTTTAATTGGGTGTTTATGCTTAATAGTAATCCCTTCTATTTTTATCATTTCATTTTGTGGGATGGTCCGCAACATCAAATCGGTATCACAACAATTATGAATAAAATTCTCATCAAATACAAAGTTATATTTTTCATACCAGCCTTTAGTAATTATAGGATGAGTACAAACATTAGGATTAAGCCCATCGTACACCCAAATTACTTTCCCCTGATTTTCTTTAACTACTTTATCCAATAACTCTAAATTCACACCTGGCCACAAATCATCAGCACCACAAATAATACCATCCCAATCCTCTTTTATTTCCTTTATCATTTTATTTTGTAAAATAGCAAAAGATTTTCTATTGCCTTTATAAATTGTATGGCATTTCTTCTCAATTAGTTTATACGTTAAAACATCCCACGCATACGCAATTATTGGAAAACCAACTTTCTCCCATTTTAATATTGTTACCCTTGCTTTAATTGATCTGAAGCCTGTAGGTATTGTGATAAAAATCATTTATTATATATATCCCCAAATTCACTTTTCCAATATTCCAAAATCTTAAATTTGTCATCTACTTTTTCTAATTGTTCTATAGGAAAATCTTCTATTGACTTCAAATAATTTTTTAATGATCCTTCCTTCTTTATAAAATGAGGGTGCCCTTCATATTTCCTTAGCAATTCCCGTTTATTAAAACGAACACAAGTCATATGATGCATCGTTAATTCTTCTGGTTTAAATACTTTGAAAGTTTTGATTGGCTGTACTATTCTTTTCCCATCTACAAGAACACCAAAAGCATTACTTTTTCTTTTATACTCTAGCTCTATTTTATGTATCACTGGCACAAATAATTCAGATAAACCTTTGACTTTAGAAATAGGAGTATGAAAATATTCTTGAATAGGAGCAACAGTACAATCAAATTGACTAAATATGTCCCATTGTTTTGCTATTTGTTCAGGGAAGTAAAACTCATCACAATCACGCAACATATAATGAGAACACCCATTCCTCAAACAAGATGCCTGCCCCAATTTGTACTTATCCTCATTGAATAGACGCATCTTCTCAAATACTTTTGTAGATGGATGTTTATGTAAAACCAATTCATCTATTAAACCATCATTTCTTAATTGAAAAAGAAGATTCTCTAAATAAGCTGGGGCAGGTTCTCCAGTATTAGAGAACAAAGAATAGGCACCAACAATATAATGAGCAAATGGACGGATATTAAGCAATGCAGGTTTCAAAAACTCAGCACCACTAAAAATTACAAATCCAACACCTAATTTCATATCATAACCTTTCCAAAATCAATCAAAATACTTTTTATATTTTTTTATATCTTCATTACCTATTAACTTTTTTAATACATGCAAATCACTATCGGGTAAAAATAAATGAGTTCGTCTCCATCCCATCGTTGTACCTTCTCTTCCCGGTAATCCTTTTATTCCAATACAGCATTGATGCTTTTCAAGCTTCAGATTTTTTTTACATTTGCTTTTCCACGCATATAAATCAATAAATGGTTCATGCTTTTCACAAATACGAGCTATTTCAGAACTAAAAGAACGCCTAAATCCTGTTTGGCACCAACTAGCTCTATTCTTATTATTATGATAATAGTACTTTTTTAAAGGGATATGGTAATACACAGCATCACCAAAACCCACTAAATCATAATCTTCTGATTCAGAAAATAAAGCATTCATTTTTTCTAAATATTGAGGATGATACCAATCGTCATCTTCCATTATTATCACCCTATCGGTATTCACTTCATCTAATATATGCAATAATTGAATTGGTAATGTATGTTCTGGTTCGTTGTTTGCCTTTTCTCTTCTGTAATATTTTACAAAATCAAAATTGGGTGGTGTTGTAGGTATTTTTCCGTCATCTACAATTATCCATTCTGTTGGTTTGGTTGTTTGCCTTTTCATATATTCGCAACACAAACCAAATGCTTCAGGCCTATCGCCTGTTGGTGTAATTACTGAGCTGCCACTCATTTGTTTAACCTTTCCTATTTTATTTTATGGTTCTAATGCTGTTATTCTGTCTGCCTGACTTTTCAATTCTAAATCAATCAATCTAATTGTCTGTGTTAAAAATGTAGGCCAATCCAAATCACCGCCATTGATTTCGGGGAAATCGAAATTGGGAGTGAAGCCTGTTGATATGCGATAACTTTGCCCACCGGCACCAGTACCGGAATATGGTGCGGTCAATTCAAGTGCGGTGTCACTTGTAACGCTGGCAATCGTGTACAACGTAGTCTCGCCAGCCACCACAAACAAATCACCCGCTTCGACGTAATCGGTAAAGGCTGTACCTGAACCGGCTATCGTCGCATCGGTGTCAACTGTTTCTATTGTTCCCTGTGTATATTGCATTTTATAGTTCCTTTGGTATTACACCCAATTCGACAAAGAAATCGACAATCTCTGGGTATTTGTTTTTGACTACTTGAAGTTTATCTTTAACATGAGCATACTGTGTTTGTATTTTTTGAATTTGCTCTTGCTCCGTATATTGATGAGAGAAGTTTATGCCGTTTTCACTTATACAAGCTTTGGTCGCTTTTAAGGCAAAAATTATACTATCATCAGGTATCTTTACTGCTACGCAATCCAAAACGTCCCATCCTTCAGCTAGGCACACTTCTCCGAGTAGTTTACCTGAATCCCTATCTTCGGCTTCTCTGCCTACTAAAGATACTTTTCGTAATATATTATTTTGTATAAGTTTCATATGTTTATTTCCAAGCAATTACTCGTATATCAACTGCAGTAGAATTTCCGTCTGCATGTTCCATCTCATAAAGTCCCTTATGAACATATATATTAGTAGCATCCGCACCATCTATATAAGTGCCTCTGTTATCGCCATAAGATTCCGTACCTATCATCTGCCGCGATGTAGTTGTATGATCCCGTATAAAACAAATATAGAACGATGGAATAGTAACTAGTCCATGAGCAAAAGATTCGTCTGAAGCCGCTCCGGTATAACCTGCACCTCCATCATTATCCCAACCTGAATCATAGTATCTGCCAGCATCTGAGCCAAGAGAAAAATCAAACGAAGCAACAGGAGTACTAACCACTCCATCACTATCATAAGTAATTTCAGTATCAGCATCCGCCCCAAATCGACCACCAAGACGAGTTACATAAAATTTATAATCCCTGCCTGAAACTTCGTCAGTACAGTATTCAACACCGGAATAGATTGAGGATAAAAATGTAAATTCTAATATCCCGCCTATTCGGACAGTGCGTTGATTATCATCCTCCAATCCTACAAAACTACCACCACCTGCATAATAACATTGAATCCCATTTTGGTCAAATGTTGTTATATAACAAGATGCACCGGATTTTCTTTTTACAGTAGCTTTCGCAACACCAGCCGTCACTACTATTCTAAAAGAGTTATCAGAATCAGGTGGGCCAATAGTAATACTTGTACTAAATACAGCGTTGCCTAATTTGTCAATATAACTTTGAAAAACACCAGCAGTCAAATCCCAGTAACCCATATAATCTGAATCGGCGTATAGCCCAGAAGCCCTACCCACCATCGTCAATGCTGAACCCATTATAAGTGGTGACACGACATTATCATTAACATCTAATACACCATCAACTCTACTAGCAACTGTGTCGGCTACACTTTTTGATTCATCTGCTATAGCAATCAATATAGCTGTTCTGGCATCATAATAAGCATTGA